TCAAGCTCCCAGCCAGGAGCCGTACGACAGGAAGCTGTCCGGCAGCTGGCGCTTGGCGGCCTCCAGCCCGGCGTACGTCTCCCGCACCGTCTGGTGATACCGGGCCTGCTGCGGCGCCGCCTTGCGTGCGCGCAGGAGGTTCCCGAACGCGTCGTCCAGCGACCCGTCCCACATCTGCGCGCGGGCCAGCTCGGCGAAGTGGTGTGACCGCCGGGACGCCGGCCAGTCCTTCGGCATCTTCACCGCTCGGCCGATCTGCGCGGCCTGCCCGTACTCGTCCAGCTCGGCCAGCACGCTGACCCGGTGTACGGCCACGTTCGTCGGGCCGAACGACAGCCAGTGCACGGTGCTCGCCTCGCCCGTCGCGCGGGCCAGCCGATCCGCCTCGTCCAGATGTCCGTCCGCCGCCGCCCGGTCCTGCGCCCGCCCGGCCATCACCGCCGCCCCAAGGTGGAGCTGCCCGGTAAGGACGTCCCGCTCCCGGCCCGGCTCGGCCTGCGCCAGGACCCCGAGGCCCATCCGGACCAGCCGGTCGCCGGTGCGGTACTGCCCGGCCCGGAGGTAGGTCAGCGCCCGCATGTACCGGTACATGCCGCCGATGACCGGGCTGGACCCCCGCTCGGCCGCCCACTCCATCCGGGCCAGGGCGATCGTCGCGAGGTCCGGGTAGCCCAGCTTGCTGGTGACGTCGTACGCGGTGCGGTAGTACGAGGCGAGAAGCAGCCACCCCTCCGTCGTGTCCGCCAGATGCGCAGCCGTCGTTGCCTCGATGACCAGCCCCGGCAACTGGCCGGCAACCTGTTTGATCTCCCCCGCGCGGACCGCCACGAGCAGCTGCTCGGCGTCGTCCTGGAGTAGCTGGAGCGGGCGCGGAGTGATGTCCGGGTCGGGACCGAGGTCGTAGACGTCGAGCGCTTCGCGGTTCGGCTGGATCAGTACGTCGAGCTCGTCAGCCCGCAGCTCGGTGGCGTACGGCTGGCCGGTCACCGTCTCGACCTTGACGCGTAGGGCGCGGGCGACCGATGCGATCAGGTGCGGTGACGCGGGCAGGATGCCCTGCTCCGTCTTTGTGAGGGTGGAGTACGGGATCTGCGAGAGGTCGCAGAGCGCCTTCTGAGTGAGGTGACGTTCGAGGCGCAGCCGCTTGATGCGCGCGCCGGTGTGGTCATGAGGATGAGCAGGCATACTGAACTCCGTTCTGACTCGACACCAGAACGGTACCCGCCACGGCGTCGGCCGGTACCTCGATGGCCCCGCCCTCCCTGTGACGGCGGGGCCATCGCCGCACCTGGGACAGCCGCGCCGTACGATCCGGCCATGGCCGACATCGACATCCCCCCGCACCTGATTGAGCTGGAGTCCACGGCGTGGGCGGAGCAGCAGGCAGGCGCCCTCACCCTCGCCACGGCGGACGCGGTGCAGGCCGCGTACCGGAAGCACGCAGCCTCGGCCAAGGTGTCACGGCTGGAGCTGGAGATGGCGACGAAGAAGCTGGTCCGGCACCCGGACGAGCAGCCTGGGGCATGACGAAAGGCCCCCACCGCCGAAGCAGTGGGGGCCGTAGTCGTTCATGGGTACTGGCGGCGGGTCGGGTCCAGAGCAGCGGCGAGTGGGCTCGGTGCCTCCGCCGGGTCCGGCTGCGCGGGAGCGCCGTCGCGGCGGCACACCAGGGCGTCCGGGTCCGTCGGCGGCGGCTGGAGGCTGTACCCGGGCGGGCAGGTCTGCCCGTCCTTCCCGTCCCGCCCGTCGACACCGTCCTTCCCGTTCGCGCCGTCCTTGCCCGCGGGGCCGGCCGGACCGGCAGGACCCTGGGGGCCAGCCGGGCCGGGGACGGTGGAGTCGGTGCCCGCGCGGCCCGGTGCGCCGGACGGGCCGGGCGACGGTGTTGCCGCCGCCCCGGGCTCACCGGCCGGCCCCCGCTCACCCCGGGCGCCCGCTGGGCCCGGGGGGCCCGGGATCGGCACCGGGACTTCAGCCCGGGCGGGCAGGTCGTCCACTGCCTGCGCCGGGTCGGGTACGGCCGGGGTCTCCCCACCGGCCTTGATCTGGGCGCGCAGGGTCCGCACGTCCCCGGCCAGTGTCGACACCGCGTCGCCGCGGCGGTCCGCTTCCGAGGCCAGCTCGGTCGCCCGCCCTTCGGCCCGGTCGATCTGGAGAAACGCGATCGCGAGCCCGCCGCCGAGCGCGAGGAGCGCAGCCGTGATCCACAGCAGGTACCGGCGCCGGTAGAACAGATGCTGTGTTCGCGTCACGGCGTACCCCCGAGCTGGGTGACGAGGAGCCGGAGCCGCGCGGACTCCGCCTTCTCCGCCGCGAGTTCGGAGCGGAGCGTCGCCACGTCAGAGCGCAGCTCCTGCCGTTCCTCCTGTAGCTGGTCGGTCAAGCTGTTGTAGCCGGTCAACACTCCGCCCTCCCGGGACGCGCGCGTTGCGCCCCGGGATCCGTAGATGGCTGCTGCGGCTGCCACCGGCGAGGCCAGCAGTGCACCCAGCGCGGTGAGCATCGCAGCATCCACACGGTCCTCCAGCGCATTCGACGGGCAGGTCAGACGCCCGTGGCGTGCGACGCGGGGTCCTTGGCGGCGGGCAGCGTCGAGGCGGTGCCCCTGCGGCCGAGCCGCCCAGCCACCCACGACTTCGCCGACGCCAGGGCGAGGGCGACCGGGGCCGCCCACCACACCGGGACGTCCGCGAGTTCGACGACGACCAGGCCGAGGGCGGCCTGCGCCCCGGTCCACGCGGACCGCTCGGCCAGATCCAGCAGCAGCTTGCTCATGGGTCAGCTCTCCGTTTCCAGGCGCACGGTGACGCCCTTGATGGCGGTCTCGATCCGGGCGATCAGCGCGTCCACGTCGACCGCGGCGTCGCGGGCAGCGAGCGCCTCGGCCAGCGTCCGCACGGTGGCGTGGACCGCCGCCAGCTCGGTCTGCGTGGCCCGGACCCGGGCGTGGATGTCGCGGACGTAGCTGTCCGCGGTCCAGTGGGTGTTGCCCTTCGCCGCGGTGGACGGGGCCTTGAGCACCCCGTCGGTGGTCCAGATCTTCTTGACGTCGTCGGTGCTCAACGGCACGGCGGTGTCCTCCTTCGGCGGAATGGTGGTGGGTGTAGGGGTCTTGCCGGTGGCGCGGGCGACGATCGCGGGGAACACCACGGTCTTGAACTGGGCGATGCGGGCCTTCCCCGGACACGCGGTCCCGGACGTGGACCACTGCGGGAACATCGAGTGCCAGCCGAACCCCGGGTCGCTGTGGGTGCGGCAGATCCGCAGCGGGATCCCGTGCATCTGGTGCAGCCACACCCCGAGCCGGATCAGCTCCTCCACCTGCGCGTCCGTCCACGGGTCCGAACCCTGAAGGTTCGACGCGGTCTCGATGCTCACCGCACCCGTACCGTCCGACCGCCGGTTCGCCCCCGCGTTCGCGTCCGCCCGGGTCTCCGTCCCAATGAACTGGCCGAGGTCACCCTCGTACCCGAGCCCGAAATGGGACTCCAGGTTGGTGCTGTCCCGCCAGTACTCGTAGGTCCGCTTCGCAGTCCACGGGGCGATGATCGAGTGGACGATGAACTGCGTCGGCCGGATCGCCGGTTGGCTGTCCGACTCGGGTTGCAGCTCGTACTTCTTGGCCCTCGGATACCAGGCCATACGGTCCTCCAGACGTGACGAAGCCCCGGGCCAGACGGCACGGGACGGGAACGATTTAGCAGGTCAGGCGGGGTGGGTCCAGCGGCGGACCTGCATGTGCCCGTAGGACTGGTCCACGGTCAGCGTGTCGCCGGCCACCCACGCGGTGGAGTGTGCATCGGCGCGCAGTACCACGACGATGCGGTGCCCGGGGGGCCAGTCGTCCGGGACCCGGTACAGGGTGTCCGTGTGCAGCGGCATGTGGTGCCTGGTCCGGTCGACGTTGTCGCCGTTCAGGGACGAGATCCGCCACCAGTCCGCCTCGGTGCGGTTGGCGCCCTTCCCGTCGTCCACGTCGTAGGCCCACAGGTGGTAGCCCACCCCGACCGTGTAGCCCTTCTCCCCGCGGTCCCGCCCGGTGTCGTTGGTGACCCGGGCCCGGGCGAACACCGACAGCACGTCCCCGGCGGCCACCGGCACCACGAGGCGGGACATCGTCCGCCACGTGGTCACCGGCAGGTCTACCGGCAGGGTGGACGCGGTCACCTCGTCGGTGCCGTACTCCCCGGCCAGGACCAGACCTTCAGTCGTGCAGATCGTCATCATCGGCCCCCGTCAGCTGGCGGTCTGGTAGGTGATCGTGGCCCGGATCTGCGCGCCGGCCGCGAGGGTTTCCGGCACGGTGCCGGACATGTTCGCGCCGCGGGTGTTGGTGGCGCTGGCGTTGAAGGTGATGTTCGCGGACACGCTGCCGGAGCCGAGGAGCATGTGACCCAGCCACGTGTCCGTGCCGGAGAGGCGGGCCGGGCCGAGGCACGACACCACCGCAGCAGCCGCGGTGAACGGCAGGCCGAACAGGTAGGTGCCGGTGCCGTAGGTGGTGGTGGATCCGGTGGTGAGGAGGATCGACGCGGTGCAGGTCCGGCCGATCTTGATGTACCGGCCGGTGATCGTCCCGTTGCCGAGGGACGGGTTGGTGCCGGACGCCGTCCACGTCGGGGTGTACGTGGTCCACGCGTCGAACATGCTGTTGAACTGGTCGCGGATCTCCTGGTTCATGATCGCGGCGGACACCACTTCGCCGACGATCCACAGCCGTGGGGCGAACGTCACAGCGTCACCTCCTCGGCGGGGACTTCGGGTCGGGGTCCATCGGTGGCGGAGGTTCCGTCACCGGCGGCTGCGGGTTGTCCGGGTCCGCCGGGTGCCACCAGTTCCGCAGGTGCGGGCGCGGCTCCTCCAGCAACTGCTCCTCGACCTCGTCCACGTTGTCCGGGAAGATCAACCCGGCCCACCCGTAGCCGCACTCCGTGCACCCGTACCGCGGGTCCGCCGGGGACACGATCGCCGCCGACCCGCACACACAGCTGGCCACCCACCTGTTCTGGTTGACCTGCGCGAAGTAGGTGTCCTCCACCTGCTCGGTCGGCGGGGTGATGCGTCGGCCCATGCGGTGCTCGACGTACAGGTAGACCAGCTCGGCCGCCGGGGCACTGGACCAGTCCAGCGGTGGTTGCCCGCGGCGGGGCGGGGGCGGGACGTAGAACGTCTCCGCCCGGACGACGTCGGGCACGGCGGCCCCTTTCAGTAGGCGAGGCGGGTGGTGGAATCAAGGACGCCGTACACGGGGTCGCCGAGGATCCACACGCTGTCGGTGTAGCTGGCCGAGGTCCGGAACTGGATGAGGTGGCTGCCCTCTTTGACCGTCTCGGAGTAGCCCTCGACGGTGACCCGCAGTTCCGGGGCGGGCGCCTGGGGCGGCAGGTCGTACACCGTGAAGTACGAGGAGATGTCGGCGTCGAGGATGTCGAGGTAGTCCGCCATGGTGGCCGCCTCGATCGGGACCTCGCGCAGCTCGGGCTGCGGGTTGGCGTACCGGGACACCAGCCAGTACGCCGCGTCCAACACCGAGTTGTCCGACGTCTTGATCAGGTTCAGCTGCTGCTCGTAAGGGCCGAACGCCAGGACGCTGGACGCGGCCTGCACGCTCTGCGTCGCACCACCCGGGCGGGACGCCTCGACCATGTTGCAGAGCTTCTGATCGTCGTCGGCCAGCTCTACCTGCAAGGTCTCCAGGTCGGCGTAGGAGATCGTGAACACCTCGGTGACCGGGTCCGGGTTGTACCGCAGGTCACGCGACTGGTACGCGATGCCGTAGTAGTCCCGCTCGGCGTACAACTTCCCGGACTCTGTAGCCTCGACCTCGCGGAGCCGGGCCACCACCCCCGTCCCGGCCGGGCCCTGCGACGCCATCGGATCGTGCGTCGACCCCAGCACGGTGACCGAGGTCAGCCCGGCGTACCGGGCCAGGCGCTCCACCCGCCAGTCCGCCGCCTCACCGGCGAACCCGGTGATCGCGTCATAGGTCTGCGAGTACAGGGCACCGAGCGGGCCGGTCGCCATGTGGATGGACAGCTGCGCGATCTGCCCCTCGAAGAGCCGGGCGCCCCGGTAGCCGCCGACGTACAGGGTCCGGTAGTCCGCCGCCCCCCACGCCAGCAGCGACCCCCCGTAGCTTGTCCCGTCCACGTAGACGCGCTTGTGCGCCTGGTCGTAGACGAGGTGGTGCCACACCCCGTTGGCGAGGTTCGGGGTGGTCGTCGTCGTGACCGACAGCGGGGGCCCGTTCTCCGTGGACTCCACCACCAGCACACCGCTGCCGTTCAGGGCCAGGATGGTCTGGTGGTCGAGCGACGGATCGTGGATACCGAGCAGCACCCGCCCGGGCGTGCTCGTTTTGAACCACAGCTGGTAGTGCGGCGACCACGTCGTCGAGTCCGTGGCGAAGCCGGGGCCCACGTCCGCCACGAGGTAGCGGCCGGCCGATGCCGAGGCCGGGGTCATCGTCACCCCGGTCTCCCCGGTCTCGGGGACGCCGTCGCCGCCGAACTCCAGGGTGCCGCCGCTGCTGACCTGGGTGACGGTCAGCGCCCCGGTCCGTGCCGCGCCGGCGACCGACCCGGCCGAGGTCGATCCGGCTTCCTCGGACAGCGGGTAGTAGACATCGAGGAACGAGTAGATCCCGGACAGGGTGTCGCGGGTCAGCACCTCCATGCCCAGCATGGAGCGCAGCGGAGGTTGCTTGTTGAGCCACTTGAACAGGTCCGTCGCGGAGATGGACACCGAGGACTGGAGCCCGTTCCAGGTCACCGGCCACTCGTTGACGACACCCCAGAACCGCGGGCGCACCACCGCGCCGAGCAGGTCCCACTCGGCGTAGTCGGCGGTGCCGCCGGTCCGGGACGCGGGGAAATCCACCACGACCTGCTGCGACGTCACCCACGCCGGGGTGGCCAGGGACCGGCGGACCGTCCAGTCCCACCCGTCCCCCGAGGTCTCCCACACCAGCGTCCCGGACGTTTCGCGCAGCCGCAGCCACAGGTGATCGATACCGCTGTAGGTGAGGGTGACCCCGGCCCCGTCGGAGAACCCCACCTCGGAAACGCACCGCAACGTGCCGGTGAGCGCGTTGTACGTGAACCCGACCCGCGTCCCGGACGTGGTCGAGTTGACCATGAACCGGGCTGCCGCCGCCGATGAGCCGTTCGCCGTCGGGAGCTTCGCGACCTTTACCGTGATCTGGCTCCCGGCCAGCGTCCACTGCCGGGCCGACTGGTACGACGCAGACGACCCCGGCACCAGCGGGATCCGGGCCTTGCCGCCGACCTCGGACACGCCGCCGTAGCTGCCCGGCCACAGCACCGGGTCCACCACGCCATCGTCGAAGTCGTCGCCGCACTGGGCCACCGGCCACGGGCCCGCCCCGGACCGGGTGGGCATGACCGCCTGGCTGTACCGGATCGGGCAGTTGCGGCGGACGAACGGGAAGTACGGGCTGTTCGGGTTGCCCGGGGTGAGCGCCCCGTCCTGGTTGTCCAGGGTCATCGACATCGTGCCCGGCTGCGTCTCCGACAGTTCGTCGGACGCGCCCCGGGTGACACTGATCCCCTGGATCATGTCGACGCGGTCGGTGATGTCCGTCCACGTGATCGACCACGGCATCTGCACGACACCACCCCAGCCCGCCTCCACCAGAACCGGCACCAGGTCACCTCCCCTGCCCGCGCTTGAAGCGGGTCATGACCCGCTCGATCTCCCGGCCGACCGCGACCGGGTCCATGGCGTCCCGCACATCGATCGTGATGTTGTAGACCGGACCACCCATGCCAGCCCCGGCGAACGCGGGCCGGCCGACGACCGGCCGCATCCCCGCCACCCGGTCGGTGACCGCGGTGAGCGCCTGGTCCAGCACCGGCATCCGGTCCCGCATCCCCACGGCCAGGCCCTCGGTGGTGTGGCGGCCGAGCTGCGCCATCACCGTGGACGGGCTCTTGATCCCGAGCGCCTTCCTGATCGCCTTGTCCATCGCCTTGGCGATCTTCAGCATCTGGGCTTCGATCGCCTTCTGCTGCGACTGGAGACCGGCGAGGTAGCCCTTCCCGGCGTTCTTCCCGCTGTCGTACATGGCGTCCGCGCCGGTCTGCCCCAGGGCGTCCGCCCCGTGGTTGATCTGCGTGGTCAGCGAGTTGATCGCCTTGAACGTGCTGGCGTCCGATCCGACGAGGGCACTGGCGTAGGCGTAGCCCTGGTCCGGGCCCATCTCCAGCACCTGCCGCAGCAGGCTCTTGTTCAGCCCGCGCTTCGCCAGGGTCTTGATGTACGACGTGAACGTCTTCAGCTTCGCCAGCTTCTGCTGGAGCCCCGCCTTGATCGACCCCGCCGACACGTCCTCCTGCTCAATACCGAGCTGACCCAGCGACGCATCCTGACGCACCCCGGCCGTGATCCCCTTGGCGAAATCCTTCGCCTGCGCGATTCGCGCCTTGAGCGCGTCCCGCTGACTCGCCAGGGACTGGAGCTTCTTCGTGTCCCGGGTGACCATCGCGACCAACGCGGAGTCCTTGTTGGTCTTGACGCCCTTCCACGCCGCCCAGATGTCCTTGACCAGGTCCTTCGCCGTGGCGCTGATCTTGGCCTTCTCGCCGGTCATGCCCAGGATCAGGCCCTTCCCGACGTCCGCCATCAGGGCCTTCATCTTCTTGCTCGGGCTCGCGATCTCCAGCTCGGCCCGGACACCGGACGTCACCGCAGCCGCCATCACCCGCGCCGACGCATCGACCCCGGACGCCGAGCCGCGCAGCCCCGCCGACAGTCCACGGCCCGCCTCGGCACCCGCGCCCGTCATGCCCCCGCCGCCGACGGTGGCCGCCATACCGAGACGGCCCTCGTTGATCGCCGACAGGAACGCCGCCCCGTACTTCGCGACGGACCGCGCCCGCACCACGAACTCACCGTTCGAGACCCGGGCCAGGATGCTGTCCGACGTTCCCGTACCGGGCCCGGTCACCATGCCGCCGCTGGGGAAGCCGACGAGCCCGCCGTTCGCGTACTTCAGCTGCGAGCCTTCCGACCCCGACCGGCGCGCAGCGCTGCTGTCCCCGACCACCACGTACCGGGTCGTGACCGTGACCGTCTTGTTGTGCAGCGTCGACAGGGCGTACTTCGCCTGCCCGATCTTCCGCTGAAGATCCGAGATCTCGGCCAGCACCTTGGCCCGGCGCGAGTCCGGGACGGACTTCAGCTTCGCCTTCGCCGTGGCGAGCTTGCCCTCTAGATCCTCCAGGTTGCCCTTCAGCCGCGCCGTCTTGTCCGGCGTCCGCAGGATCTGATCCGCCAGCGCCTTCGCCTCGTTGCGGGTCAGGCCCATGGCGTCAGCCGACCGGATCAGCGCCGCCCTGCCCCGGGCGTAGATCCCGTTGACCGTCGACCACGACGCACCCGACTGCCGGGCCTGCGCCGCCGCCTCATCGGTTTTCGCTGCGAGGTCGTTCAACGCGGTCGCCGCCGTACGAGCCTTCTCCGAGTTCAGGTTGAGCTGCCCACCGGACATGGACAGGGCGTCACGGTTGCCCTTGATCGCAGCCGTCGCAGCGTCGATCGCCGCCTCGAACCCGATCATCCCGCCGAGGCCGGAACGCTGAGCGTCGTTCAGTGCCTGGATGCTCTGCCGCAGCCCGTCCGCCGACCGCTTCTGCGCGTCGAGCTTCGTCTGCACAGCCAGCGCCTGCTGTCCAAACAGCCCCATGGACTGAGCGGCGAGCTGCTCCTCGAACGCGACGTCGGCCAAGGCCGCCTTGTACTCGTCGAGCTTGCCCTTGATCTCCCCGGCCGGTCGGCCCTGCGCAACCATCGCCCGGTTGATTTCATCCAGGGCCGCCGCCGCCAGCTCCGACTTGCCGCCCCTAACCAGGTTCGCCAGCGCCTGATCGACTGCGTCGATATCGGCCTTCCACGCCTTGACCTTGGCGCTGTCCATGCCGATGAGGCCGGACATGAACGAATGGAACTGCGAGTTTAGAGACGGGTCTGCCAAGCTCTTCAGCGAGGACGCCAGACCGCTGAGGTCTGTGCCGAACGCTTTCGCCGCCTCGCCGCTCGCCTTGCCGCTCTGGCCCAGCTTCCCCAGCGACGTCGTGAGCCGGTCTACGTCCGGCGGAGCGGACTTCCCCATAGCCGCCAGCGCACCGATCGCGATGACGAGCAGACCGATACCCGTACCGGCCATGGCCAGCTTGGCAGTCTTACTCAGCGTGCCGATCGCGGCGCTCACCGCAGCGAGACGAGTCGGCGCCGCAGCAGCCGCAACCCTCATCGCGACGAGCGACGTGGCGAATCCAGCTACCGCCGTACGCGCGGCCGCCATGCCGACCGCCGCCAACTGCACGGCCTTGATCGCCACCGCCAGTTGCAGGAAGAGCGCGATCGCCCCCGGCGGTACGGACGCCACCAGCTTAGCCAGGACGTTGACGACCTGGAGCATTCCGACGCCGACTTCGGACCCTGCCTCCAGCACGTTGAGGAGCGCCTGCCCGAGCTGCTTCACCGTGTCAGCCGCCGCCGGGCCGTTCGCCCGCGCGTACTCCATGAACTCCGACAGGCCCGAGCCGACCTTGCCGTCGGAGTTCCGCATCAGCGACACGAGCCCGTCGTTCGCCTTGCGGAGCGTGCCGGTCGCGAACTGCTCGAACTTCGAGTTCAGCCGGTCAAAGCCGGGCGACTCCATGCCCCCGGCGAGGATCGTCACCGTGCGGTCCAGCTCGCGCGACGTGCCCCTGACCAGGCCACTGGTCTTCGGTAGCAGCCCGTTGAGCAGGGCAAAGCTCTTGGTGACCGGGGTCAGCGTGTCCTTCGCCAGACTGTCCGACCAGTCGTCGTACCCATCCCGCAGAACGGACAGAGAAGCTGCTGCCCGGCGGGTCGCCGGCGGCATGTCCGCCACCAGCCGCTGGTACTCCACCTGCGCAGTGACCGCAGCCTGCGAGGTCTTCCCGGACTTCTTGACCTCCTCGGCGTACTTCCTCTCCGCCTCGGCCGCCTCCGACATGGCAGAGATCTGCGGGCCCAGCGCCGCCGCATACGCGCCGGCCGCGACCGCAGCAGCCCCGACCGCCGGAGCGATCGGCGCGAGGGACGCCACCATGGGGATCGCCGCCGGGGCCAGGGTGAGCATCGTCCCGACGAGCTTGTCGACGGCCTTCTCGCCCAGCCCCGTGTCCCGCTGGAGCGCCGCCATCCGGTCCGTGGTGGTGCGGCCGAACCGGTTCATGGCCGTCGAGCTGTTCGTGGCGGCCGCGCTGATCCTGCGGTGCATCCGGTTCGCAGAGTCCCCGGCCCGGTCCAGGACACGGGACAGGTGGTCGCGGCCGTCGAGCAGGAACGTCAGGCGAGTCGCCATCACTCACCTCCGGAGTCCTTGAGCTGCTGCTGGTGGTTGTCCATCCAGACGACGAGTGCGTAGAAGTCGTCCACGAGCTGGGCGTCCACCGAGGTGGGCGGCATGTGGAGGAGGTGGGCGAACAGCCCTAGGAACTGGGCTCGGAGGACGCAGACGTCCTCTTCGCAGAGGTCTTGCGCGCGGGTGCGGCCTTCTCCGGCTCGGGCTCCGGCTCGGGGGCTTTTCCCTCGTCAGCCTCAACCTCAGCGCGACGCTTCTCGATGTACGCCTTCGCGTGCTCAAGGTCGGCGACGGCGTCGGGGGATGCCTCGTGCAGGGCGATGGCGACGCGCTCGGCCGTGGTCTCCGGGTCGACACCGACCAGGTGGAACGCACCGTCGAACCAGTTCTCGGTCTCGTCCTTGTCGTACCGGGTGACCATGGACTCGACCCCCGGGTCGAACTCCCCGAACCGCAGCGTGGGCTGCTGCCGCTTCTTCAGCACCCACACCACACCCCGCATCGCGTCGAGGTCCTCGTCGACCAGCCCGGCCTTGATCTCCGGCCACTTCATGTCGACGGTCCGGGCCACGATCGACGCCTCCGACGTCAACAGGCTCTTCGCGTCGTACTGCTCGGGCTCCCCGCCAGCGGGGGTGTAGACGACGATCACAGGTGCTCCTACTCGATACGGCGGCGCACGTCGTCCAGGACGCGCGCCACCTCGGCGGTCATGCGGGGGGTGTGGCGGCGGACCGGTCCGTCCCACCACAACGGGGTGGCCGTCTGCTGCGTCCAGCGGCTTCGGTTGCCGAACACGGGATGGCGAAGGCGGCCCTCGTTCAGCCGGTTCAGGACGCCCATCGGAATGTCCGGGGGCAGGAGGCCCTTGTCGACCCAGACCCGGGCCCCCGGGTTCCCCCCGGTCCGGACGCTGATCCGGATAGCCTCGGCGATCGACGCCCGCAGAGGGCGCGTCGTCGGGGACCGGCCGCCACGCTTGCCCGACCCGCGGCCCGTCGACCGAATCGACAGACCGCGGATCGAGGACTGAAGGTCATCCCGCAGCGGCTCGGCCGCCCGGCGGATACGCCGCTGCATCGACGACCGGATGTTCTCGTGCCCGGCCGCCCGCAGCCGCCGTTGCAGCTCCAGGAGCTGGCCGGTGCCGAGGATCTGCACGGAGGAGACAGCCACCGGGCCACCTCCTACAGCGTGATGTCCGTGGACATGTACTCGATCTGTGTCGGGTTCGTCCCGTCGTACAGCCCGGTGAAGGAGTAGGTCGGCTTGATGACGTCGAAGCCCTCGACGACCGGGGGCGCGTCGTCGAGCCGGATGGCGGGGATCTTGACGGTGAACCGCTCGTAGTGGGTCGCGGCGATCAGCGGCCCGGTGAAGTCCCAGACGAGGCTGGTCGCCGCGTCCGAGGTGTGCAGGTCGTCGAGGGTGGTGGCGACGTAGTCGGTCTCCAGCGACCCGGTGATCTTGACCTGGTCGTTGCTGATCGGCTCCTTCTTCAGCCCGGACTGCCCGGCGTAGAACCTCTCCACCGCCATCGGCCGCTCGATCTTCACCGACACCTTCCGGACCCCGTCGAGCGCCACCTCGGAGTTGAACGTCCCGGTCTTCACCGACATCTGCCCGAAGTGAAACGGCGACATCGACGGGTACGTGGCGACCGCCAGGGTCTGCGTCTCGTCGCAGTCCTTCGCGTCGATCTCGAACGTGGCCAGCAGCATCCCGCCGACCTCGCACGAGAACTCCGCGCTGATGACCTTGCACCCGAGGAAGGTCTTGTCCGTGACCGTGCCCGTGGTCAGCGGCACGCCCTTCTGGATCACCAGGGACTTGCCTGCGGTGTCCGCGAGGATGTGCGTCTGGAGATACGCCGACGTCGCCGCCTGCTGCACCGGCGTCACCGACGTACCCATCAGCGTCTGGAGCAGCACGCCCATCGCCTTGTTGGTGACCTCCATCTCCAGCGACCCAGACGCCTGCCGCTGCGTCAGCACCCGCCGCGACGACAGAGGCACCAGCCGGCCCGCCGCGATCCCGGCCGACTGCGCGGTGGTCTTCTTGAGCTGGAGGGACTCCTTGGTGAACTCGATGAACTTCGTCGGCGCGAGGAACGTCCCGTAGGACGACTCAGCTGCGATGCCCATCTGGGCGCCGAGCCCGGAACCGATCGCCATGGGTCAGCCCTCCTTCGAGCTGGAGGCGGTTTTGGCCGCCGGGGTGGTCTTCTTTGCCGAGGGCTTCTCTTCCTTCGGCTCCTCGACGCCCTCCCACGCCAAGGGCTGGCACACGTAGCCCTCGAACCGGTCGTCGGGTACCTCGACGATCTCGTCGGGCTGAACCGTTCTGCCGCCGAGCTCCGGCACGGTGACCGGCTCGGCGCCGATGTAGCGCGCTCGCGCCATGGCTGTCCTCCTGGTTGGTGATGATCAGATGCGGGCCTGGCAGGTGACGGTCCAGCTGATGCCCACGCGGGTGCCGCTGTCGGTGGCCTGCTGCTGAAGTCGGTGCCGGGTCAGGTGCGCCCACTGCACCGTCCCGAGCAGACTCGGGGCCTCGGGCTGGTCCGCCGACGCCCGCAGGGAGTCCTCCACCACGGCGAGCAGTTCGTACGCGCGCCGTCGCCGCTCGGCGAAGTCGGCGCCCCCGGACCAGGACTCACACCACCCGGTGATGGCGATCTCCTCGTCCCGGGTCCGAGCCCCGGCGTAGGCGAAGTCCTGCGCCGACTCGGCGGACGCACCGTCGTCACCGACGGCCCACCCGACAACGACCAGATCAGCGGCGGACATGTCCGCAGCCGGAGGGCCGTCGATCACCATGACGTCCGCGAGGGCAGGTGCCTCAGTCAGGATCTGCACCAGGGCGGCGATCGCGCTGGGTACTGCGGAGGTAGCCATCAGCCCACCCCCGGCGGCAAACGGTCCGGCTCCAGCAGCTGAAGAGCCCGGTTCGGGATGGCGTAGCCGAAGCCGGGAAGCGGCTCCGTCACGTCGAAGTCCCCGGTGCCCAACTGCGGGCGCCCCGGGGCCTGGGTGGTACGCCAGAGGTGCTGCACGATGATGCGCGCCGCCGCAGTGATGTTCGCCGAGACGATCGGCCGCCCCGCCGTGTAGACGAACAGGAGCAGCCCTGTGAGGGTGCCGCCGTCGAGACGGCGGACTACACCGGTGTCCGGGTCCAGGTCGAGGTCATCCACGGCGTACCCGGTGCCGCCCGGCTGCACCGGTGTGACGCTGGTGAGCTCCAGCGCAGGCACGTGGTGAAGAGCGATACTGCGGGCCCGCCGGGCCTCGTGCCGCTCTTCCACGGTCCGGACCACGACGGGCCCGCACATCCCCTCAACGCCCCGGGTGATCGATTCGGTCCACCCCCGGATCTCGTCGTCCCGGTCCGAGCGCCCCGGTGGCAGCTTCAGATGCCGCTTCGCGTCGGCCAGCGAAAGGATCGTCGGCGGCGCGAGCGGCCTCACGTCGAAGGAATCGGTGTAGGCGTCGGCCGGGCCGCTGAAGACCCAGCGCACCGTATGCCGGCCCGGGACGCTGCTGACGTAGTCCGCCAGGTAGCGGCCGGTACCCGGCGCCGTTTCCTCAGCCACAGGCGCGGCTGTGGCCCCACCCGGCAGGGTCACCGTGACGGTGGCTGTATCCGCTGTGGTGAGCGCGCCGCCCGGGTCCTGGCACTCGGCGGTCAGGCGAACGGTCGCCCCGAGGTCGTACGGCACGCCAGCCTCCTACTCGGCCGGTCCAGCGGCCTGCTCGTCGCGCTCGCGCGCGTCGGCGAGGACCTTGTCCCGCGCCTTCGTGATTCCCGCCCGGGGGCTGTCCGCGGCGGCCTCGGCGTCCAGCACCCGCTGGGCTTCCGCTTCGGACGCCGTGTCGAGGTAGGCGAAGACCTCCTTCGCGTTGTGCTCCGAGGGGTCGAAGGCGCTCGCCGTCTCGGAGGACGGAGGCGTGAGGGTGCGGGCGGCCCCCGGGTCATCGGTGGCCTGCTCGGTGGCTCGCAACCGTGCGGGCGGTGCCGGGTGGCCGGTGGTCTGCGGCTCGGCGAACAGGTGACGGTGGGTCTTCAGGATCGGGTGCTTGTCGTCGATCAGCTGCCCGGCGGTGAACGCCACGGGCGCCCCGTCCCGCCAGATGATGAACGACTCGGTGCAGCGCTGCATCAGGTGCTCCTCAGCTGTGCGAGATCGGAGTGCGGCGCGGGAACGCCCGGACGATGACCGCCCCGAACGTGCCGCCGGTGGTCGCACCCGACGTGGTCACGGAGGGGCGGAGGTAGCGCTTCGACCCGGTGTAGCCCACCTCCCACATGGCGTCGTCGTCGGTGGAGGTGATCGTGGGCGCCGAGCCCTGAAGGTCGGCGGCGGCGACGGTGGACCAGGCGGACCCGTTGTCGGACTCCTGGAGGATCACGGCGTGCGTGCCGTCGGTGATGGTCCCGGAGTAGACGATCAGCATCGCGGACCGGGATGCGTCCTTGTTCTCGTGCAGGTCCACGGTGGTGCCGTTGGCCGTGCCGTTCGTCCGCACGGCGAGCGCCAGCGCCGGCTTGGCCCGCGCCACGTTGTAGAGGCTCTGCCTCATGAGGTGACTCCTCGGGGAATGCCGACGGCCGGAGAACCATGAAGGTCCTCCGGCCGTCAGAGCGGGCTGGGTCAGGTGACGTTGAGCATCCGAAAAGCGCCATCGTTGACGCTGTCGGCGCCGACGCGGTACCAGGCGTACCAGCCGCGCTGGCCGGTCGGCCGGCGGTTCGCCCCGACGAGGTGCGGGAGGAACTCGATGCTCATACCGATGCGGTCGGCGATGACGTAGTTGTCGAAGTCGCCGTAGACCGCGACGTAGTTCTCCTGCGAGGCGTTGACGGTGCCGTCCATGTCCTCGGCCTCCAGGGCACGGCGGCCCAGGAGCATCGGGGGGACGTCGGCGCCGATTCGCTCCCACAGGTTCGTCCCGCCGTTGGCGTCGAACTGCCGGATGGCGTTGTAGATGCCGCGGTTGGCCAGCCACGACGCGTTCGGCCGGTACCGGCCGGGCAGTGCCGTGTCGACCTTGTAGACGTCGCCTGCGGCGAACGTGTCCGTGGTCGTCGAGGTGACGATCGAGCCGGTGCCGGTGAGCGCGGTGACGATGCCGGTCGGCTGGCCGGAGCCGGAGCCCGTCACGAACGCGGCGGCCTCCAGGGTGTCCTTGCCGAACGCGAGGAGCTTGCCGACCTCGGTGGTGACGTTGTCGGCGTCGTCCATCGCCTCGATGCTGATCGGGACGAACCCGTCCGCCTTGTAGACGGGCACCGACGGCTGGCCGAAGGCGGGGGCGTTGTCGCCCGCCTCGGAACCCTCAGCGGCCCAGCGCCACGACACGGCACCGGCGGACACCCCGTTCCAGACGTCGCCGGTAGCGACGACCTGCCGGGCCACCTGCCGAATCTGGTTGATCGACCCGTTCGACGTGATGATGACCGTCGGGTCGAGCTGGAACGGCACGAGGTAGCCGCCCGCGTTGTCCGTGAGGGACATGGCCCGCTCCAGGGCCTGCTGCTCCTCCGGGGTCACCATGTGGCTCTTGCCGCGGGCCAGCTTCGACCAGGCCCGCATGTACTCCGGGCTGGACGTGGCGAGGCACATGCGGGCGATGGTGCCGCGCTTGTCGTCCCACGCCTCGATGATCTGCGTGGCCCCCGACCGGATCCGGTCGTTTGCGCCGGCCATCTTCTCCACCGCGCACAGGGCGCGGGCGCGAAGCTCCTGCCCGACGTCCTCGGGGGACCGGCCGAAGGACCGCATCTCGCCAAGGTCCCACGGGTTGCGGAACCGGCGGTCCTCGACGCTGTCGGGGTTGAGGACCGGGTCGAGGTCGTAGGAGTCCCGGGAGTTGACCGGGGTGCCCCGCTCGACGCTGAGCGCTGCCGGGCGGCGCTCGGTGGCCTGGGTGGACGCGCGGACCCGCTCCAGCGCGGAGCGGCGCTCCAGCTGGCGGCGGTGGTCGTCGACGTCGGCGAACTCGCGGGTGAGCTCGTCGAACTCCTGCTCGTCGTCGGCGGTGAGGCTGTCGCGCTTCTCCAGGTCTTCCAGAGCGGCACGGATGTCACGCAGGCGGATGACGGCCTGCTGGTGCGAGAGCTGAAGCTGAGGCATCAGCGGTTCTCCTTCGGGGTGTCGATGGACGCCAGGACGCCGTCCATCAGCTGGCCGATCTCGGCGAGCTGCGGGCGCATGCGCTCTGTGCGGGATGGCGACGGGTGCCCATCGGCGGGCGGCGCGTCGGTGCTGCGGGTGGGCGGGTGCTCGGTGAGCGGCGCGCCCTGGTCGGTGGTGGTCGTGCCGGGGCCGGCCGGGTGCTCGGGTGTGAGCGGCGCGGTGTTGGCCCTGAAGCGGGTGAGCTGGTCGGTGACGGACCGGCCTACCTCCGCGGGGTCGAAGTCGTTGGAGACGTCGATGAGGAGGTGCTGGCCGCGGGCGGCCATGCCGGGACGCTGGAACAGCAGCGCGACCGCGACCTCCCGGCGAATCTCCGGGTCCTCGGGGACGGTCGGTGTCGCAGCGTCCCGGGCGAGGGACTGGCGGATACGGCGCGTCATGTCGTCGCTGTGCGCCAGGTCGTCGGCCACCGCTCTGGCCTCGGCCCGTACGGACACCGAGGTGCCCGCGTACGCCGGGAAGACCACAGGGCCAAGCTCGCGGCACTTCAGCTCGATCAGCTCGCGCTTCAGCGGACCGCGGTCCCCGGGCATCCACAACAGGTCGAGCACCTCCTCGGGCTTGACCAGCTTCCCGTTCGCGTCGCGCCACTCCTCGCGCACGACCTCGAAACGGAACGACATCCCGTTGATGGTCTCCTCGGCGATAGCGTCCCGGACCGGCTGCATCAGCCAGTTGTCCGTGATCCGCCCCTCGACGTAGAGGCCCTGTTCGTCCTCGCGGAGGTCGGCGATCGACCCGATCGGGATCGATCCGATCAGCGGGTGCCGGCCGTGGTCGAACTGCATGACCGGGGTCTGCTCGCGGATCGTCTTCTTGAAGGCGCCCTTGCGGATCGTCTCCGTGAAGCGGCCTTCCCACGAGTCGATCAGGGTCTCCTCGCCGAACAGGGCCGCGTATCCGGTCAGGGTCCGCCCGTCGCTCGTCTCGCTGTCGTCGTCGGCGCGGGCCAGGGTGAACGGTGCCGCGCGCTCCAGGTCCCGGGGGACGCTTTGCAGGGTGGGCATCAGGCCCCCTCCTCGGTCGGTGGTTCGTCGTCGGGGGCCGCCGGCGCGGCACCGCCAGGCGTGCCCTGGCCGGGCTTCTGAAGCTGCACGGAGAACATCCCGGTGTGGACCAGCAGCGCCCAGTCCTCGGCCTGCACGGCGCGCTGTACGGACTCCGGGGTGTACCCGGCATCGACCAGGGCGCGGATGGTGCGGGACTGGATGCCCTGGATCTCGGCGGCGTCCTTGCGGTCCTCCCGAAGGAACGGCACGTCGTTGGAGTCGTACCAGAGCCGTACGGCCTGGGAGAGCCCGCCGGGCGGGGCCACGAGGTGCTCCAGGCTCCCGGCGGCGTTCTGCCACAGCGGGTGGATCGTGCCGTCGGCAAACCTCCGGCGCGCTTGCCCGTAGTTGGAGTACGTGGCGGCCTGGAGTCCCTCGGAGAGTCCCACGATGATCGGAGGCACTCCGGCGGCAGCCGCGATGCGGGTCTCCCCGGCGCCCTGCGTCTTCGAGAAGTCGAGCTGCTGGAAGTCCTTGCCCACCACGCTGACGTCGGCGCCACCGCCCAGGTACAGCGTCTTATAGGCGTTCTCCACCCCGCGGTGCCCGGAGTCCATCTTGTCCTTGAACTTCGCGAAGCTCTCCGGCGTGACCTCCCGGTCCAGCCGCACCACCAGGTTGGGGGTGGCCGCGTTCTCCATGAACCGGCGCTTGTGAGTGGCCATGAGGTTGTCGTTCTGCGTCTCCCGGATGACCGGGGTCAGCCACGACATGCCGCGGAACGTGGCCAGCGGGTCCGGCGTCGGCGCGAAATGCGCCACCTCCTCCGGCCACAGGAACACCGGCTCGCCGCCAGGCTCCTGGTAGAGATACCCGTACCGCTTCCAGCCCAGATCGCCGCCGTGCGGGTGCTGGCGGCGCTCCAGCACGATCTGCACCCAGTCCGGGCGCAGCCGCACCATCTCATCCCCGAACCGGGTCCAGTAGCTGTTCCCGGCCAGGTCGGCGTCCTGGATCTGCCGGTTCAGCAGGTCCTGCGTCGTGCCACCGAGCCACGGCCGTTCCAGCGGCGCCAGGCCGGGGGTGCCGAACGTCTCGGACGGCTGCCCGTTGTTCAGCCGCTGCCACTGGAAGCGGGGCGCGGAGAAGACCGCCTGCCGGGCCACCATGCACGCCCAGATCACCGGGTTCGTCGCGAACATCTGCGCGTACCCGGCGAAGTCCCCGGGCGCCTTCTCGGCGGCCTGCCCGGGCTGCGTCTGTGTGATGCCCAGCGCGGAGAACCCGCCGTAGCCCAACGACTCCTGAAGGGCCGCCGCATAGTCCTCGATGGTGGCCAGCGACCGCTCCCCGCCCGCGCGGCCACGTCGCGCCTGCCAGAGGCTCGTCACGGGCTACCCCCGTCCACGTCCATCAACAGCAGGCAGTACGCCACCAGCAGCACGCCAGCGGTCACCAGCCCCGCCGCCATGGCGACGCCAACCCAGACGCCAGCCGCCACCAGGGCCCCGCCCGCGAGGACGCCGGCGCGCGCCCGAGCACCTGCACTCACCCGAACTCGGCCCACGGCTCCACCTCCTCATCCGGCTCTTCGATTTCTGCGAAGAGGCCCCAACGTGCCTGTGTCACCCCGACCAGGGGCGTGATGTCCACACCGACGCCGCGGCGGGCCCACGCCCACGCCTCGCCGAGATCACGCTTACGGGCGCCCGCCAGGGCTGTCGCCAGGGGCGGGTCATCTCGGTGGACGATCCGCCCGGCGGCGACCGCGTCGTAGAACTGGCCGACGGCCTGGACGACGTCCCTCGTCTTCGTCTGCACGATCGGCGCGAGCAGTTTCGGCTCCTCGGTCGTGTCGTCCGGGTCGACCTTCAGCGCGTCCGTCAGCTCCCCGATCAGGGAGCCTGCCGGGCTGCCCGGGTCCATCACCCAGCAGCGCGGGCTCCACTTCTCCGTGAGCTCCCGGGCCTTCTTCGTTACCCAGTCCGTGCCCGGCTGGTTGTAGATGACCTCGACGTGCACCGCTTCACCGTTCCGGCCGGCCACGCAGATCGAGGCGTGAGACCGCTCAGGCGTCACGTCGATGGCGAAGACCACCGGGTCGGCTGCGCGGCTCTCGCCGTCGACCAGAGCCCGCCAGGCGTCCTCCCCGATGACCTGCCACGTGTCGGCCTCGTCGGACGGGTACGAGCCCACCCCGAGGTGTTCGCGCTCGAAGATGCCGCTGCTCCCCATGGAAGAACGGGCGTTGTGGATGAACTCGGCGCTGATCAGGTAGCCGAGGGACGGGTTCGCCTTCGCCCACGCCGCCGGGTCGTCAGCCCCGTCGTGGTCGGTGCACCCGGCCCGGCACTCGTCGACGTGCGGGTCGACGGACCACTCGAAGTACGCCAGCGACGGGTCCGGCTCCCCGTCCTCCACAGCGGCCTGCGCACGCCGTCGCAGCCGCCCCAGCTGAACGGACGGGGCACCGATCCCCGCAGAACCCAGGTACCAGAGCTGCGGGTTCGGAACCGCGGACATGGTCGGCATCAGGGCGCCCATCGCGTCGTCACCCAGAGACATCGCCTCGTCGAGGATGTTCAGGTCGCCCGTCCAGCCACGTCCGGACCCGCCGGACCGGGCGATGAACTGCAAGCTCTGCCCCGTCACCAGCGTGATCGACGTCTCCGTCGTGTTATTCAGGACCCGCTTCACACGTTTCCGCAGGTCAGGGGTGCCCATGATGAGTGAGTGGATCCGCTGAAACGCGACCCGGGACGTCTTGAACTCGTGCGCCGAGTGGACGATCAGGTGCTCCTTCAACAGGAACAGCCCGGCCAGCTCCCGCGCCTCGATGATCCCGCCCTTGCCGTTCTGGCGCGGCACGTTCACGCAGCACTCGAAGGCCGCCCACTTCCCGTCAGCGCGCTCGCGCATTCCGATGTCGAGGACGTGCTGCTGCCATGGGAACAGATCCAGCCCCGCCATCGTGGCCAGCTCCACCGCCTCCTGGGCAGCCGAGGACTGGAAGGTGGGCGGCGCGGTGAACAGGCGCGGCGTCTGCACGCCCTTCGGCTCAGGCTCGGCGGGCACGAACAAGGCCGTCCTCCCGCTTCTGCGCCAGCTCGTCGACCCGGTCCATCTCGGGGGCGACGGGCGCAATCTTCCGAAGGTCTTCCATCACAGCGCGTAGCTCCCGAGCGGCGTTCGCCTGAGCGGTCGCGTTGCCGGGGGTGTCGACCGACGAGGCAAGGGTGATGGCGAGTTGGGCCAGGCCAGGGTGCTTGTCGCGGATGCCGAGCTGTTCGATCTCCTCGGTGATCGCTTCGGCGACGGTCGACATGATCACCCCCGACGGTTACGCACTGTGATGTCACGGAGAGTGAAGCCGCTAATTACTCGGTTTGAGATTTCGGGTGATTAGCGATCGGTGGGCCCCGTGTAAAAAACAGGGCGACAAGGGCGTTTGGGTCGCCCGGTCATCTGAATTTCACGATGACCAACGGCCCCCCTCCCTGGGCCGGCGGCCGAGCGGAGGCGGGCGCACGCGTGGGGTCCGTCACCATCTGTGCTGGCTGTCACCAGGCTCGGGATGGTTGGTGGGTGGTGGTCACGTCGCGTGGTCGCTTGGCCTGTTGGGCGTACCAGCGGGTGGCTACGGCTTGTAGTCCGGGGGCTCTCATCTCTGCGATGCGTTGCATGACGATTTCTCGTCCTGGATCGACGGCGATGATCTCCGCGCCGTAGCGGCGGTAGCGTGCGCGCCACTTGGGGGTGGGCATGGTGTGGATGAGGTAGACATCGGTGGCATCGAGGTGCTTGACGGCCTCGTCGATGGCGGCGTACCGGGCGCGGTGGGCGACCTTAAGGGCGATGGGTTCCTGGGACCATGCGGGTGCGCCGGGGCCGGTGAGGGCTTGGGTGATGCGGTCGAGGTCGATGACGATGTCGGAGGGCTTGGCCCGGGCGGTGATCCACGTGGACTTGCCTGCGGCTGGCGGACCGGTGACGACGTAGAGCACGGCGTCACCGCGACTCCTGCCAGCGTGGCCCGCGCAGGGCGGGCGGCACGTCGGCCATCAGGGTGCGCGGGTGCACGGCTGCCAACGCGGACGCAAGGCGCAGGTCGATGAGCTTCCAGGCCTCGCGCTCGATGGCGGCGTCCTCGCAGCCTCCGAAGTGGAACTCACGGCACTGCATGCAGCGGGGCACCAACTGGCCGGTCACCTTCCGGGTGTCGATGGCGTTCATGGTCACCACCTCCGTGAGGCTCGGGGTTGGGCGGTGGTCAGCCGGTTGCCGCGGGCGCTGTTGCAGCGGCGGTGCGCGCTGCGGGCGTTGGCCGGGTCGAGGAGGTCTCCACCGCGGCTGAGGGGTACGAGGTGGTCGAGGGTGAAGGCGGCCGGGTGTCGGCCTGCCTCGGGCCCGGTGATCTCGTAGGCGATCTCTCGGCCGCACAGCCAGCAGGGAAGCTGGAGGGCGCGTTGCGCGACGCACAGCGCACGGTAGCGGCGCCCGTTGCGGGGGTTACCGGACACGGTAGCTCACCCCCTGTTACTGGTCTTGCTCGGCGGCCTCGTCGATCTGGTCCTGAAGGTCTTCGCGGGCCGTCGCGTTGACGCGCTCGGTGACGGCCAACAGCGTGTCGGCGTACTCGTCGTCGCTCATGCCCTCGCACGCGGCGGGGCGTTGCTCGTCGAGGCCGAGCCCGTTGTGGGCGGTGATGTGGGCGTACACCTCGTCGGTGCACTCCTGTGCCTGCTGGTCCGTCAGGGGTGCCGTGGTGGACGCGGTGGGCCTGCTGGCGGGGGCGTCGGGCTCGCTGCTGCATCCGGTGAGTGCGAGCAGGATGGCCGCGGTGACGGCGGTGAGGGTGTGTCTGGTGCGCATGGTCCCCCCAGGGATGTGCGTGATGAGGGGGACATCATCGGGCACCGTCGTACGCCTGTCAGGCGGTTCGGGTGACTCGGAGCCAGCTGCCGGCGCGGAGGACGGTGGGGGTGGCGCTGGCCACGTTCTGCGCCCACTGCACTGCGATCACGCCAGTGGCTCCGGCGGTGATCGTGCCGAGCGGGGCGACCATGAGGCCGGCGGCGGTGATGCCGACGCCGATGGAGGCCCCGGGGGCGTACCGGGTGAGCCGGATCGATCCGGTGCCGTCGGACACGCCGAGCGTGACCGCCCCGGGTGTCCAGTAGCCGGTGGAGCCTGGCGGAGCCGCGATGGTCAGCAGGAGGTCGGCGGCTGGGTCGCCATCGACGGCCAGCATGGCGTCGACCGCGTACCGGCCGCCGGCGGTGACCGAGACGGTGAGGTGGTCGTCGTCCTGGAGGACGGTGCTGCTGAGCACCTGCTCGTCACTCGGCTTATCGACGGTGCGGGTTACGCCGACTTGGTCGCCGGTAGGCGGGAGGCCTGCATCGCCCTTGTCTCCCTTGTCGCCCTTCTCGCCGCGGGGCCCGGGCACGAGGACGTAGTCACCGTCGTACGGGGCCGTGGGGGCGATGTCGGCGAGGTCGACGACGGGGCCGAGGCTGCTGGTGACGAGGATGGGGTAGGTGCGCTGGGGGCCGCGGCCGGGGGTCTCGTGGACGGTGTAGGTCCAGCCGGTGGGGCTGTATCCGGGGGCGTCGGCGGGGAGGACGGTGATGCCGCGGGCCCCGGTCGCACCGACGAGGATCCCGTTGCTCCAGTGGCCTTCGGCGGGCCCTGTGGCGATGTGCCCGTGCTCGGGTGAGCTGATGGCCGTGGGTTCGGGTGTGAGGGTGATACGGCCGGTCATGGGGCTGCCGTCGGGGTACGTGCGGCTGTCGACGATGGTGACGGTGGGGGTGCCGTCGGGGAGGGCCATGTCACCTCCCGGGGTGTGGTCGGGCCGTCAGGCGTAGGGCCAGCCGCCGAGCCATGACTTCCGTGCGGGCAGGATGGCGACGATCTGGCCCGGGTATTCCTCGCGGAGTTCGTGCGCGAAGTGGGTGGCCTGTGCGGCGTTGAGCCCTGTGCTGTCGCCGCCGACTTCGCAGCTGAGTCTGCCCTGCTGGAATGCCACGACCATGTACATGGGCCGCTCCCGGGGTACGGCGAAGCCCCCGGGGCCGTGGGGCCGCTGCGGGGGCTTGTGGGCATGCGTGAACTGCTGGGGGCAGTGTTGCAGCAGGTGGGAGCGGGGGTCAAGCCGACACGGGTTTGGCCTTCGTGGCGATGAGGGCTTCGACTTCGTGGAGGTCGACGAGGGCTCGGCCGCGGTTGTCGTATCCGCGCCGTGTGAGTTCGCCGCGGTGGATCCACGAGCGGAGGGTGGCGGGCGGTTTGCCGGTGGCTACGTGGGCGGCGTTGAGGTCGACGAGGGTCATGTGCCCAGTGTGCCGCCCCGGCGGGTGGAGGTCACCGGGGCGGGGTCCGACGGCGGGAGGGACCGGGCGGCGTCGCAGCTGCACCGGCCGCACCTGGGGAGGTGCGTGGCCCCCTGCTCCCGCCGTCGGATTGGTCACGGTACGCCTGGGGGTGGCTGGTTGTGTACCCCTGTGCACGTGGTGAGGCCCCACCGACGGGGGATGGCGGTGGGGCCTCGTGTGCCGAGGGTACGGCGCCGGTCGGACAGCGGGTTGGTCAGTGGGTGTGGGCGGGGTAGTGGCCGCCGCAGCGGGGGCAGTACGGCAGCGGCTGCTGCTCGAACCGGAGGGCGGCTAGGAGGGCTCGGATCATCGGGTCATCTCCTTCGTGGCGGTGGGGGTGACGGTGATGTGAGCCCCTCCCGCGTGGGACTCCACTCGGACGTTGTTGGTGTTGGCGTTGGCGTCTTGACCTGCGGCAACAACACCAACGGGAGCCGGGGGAGTGGTCGGGGAGAGGGGCGGTGGAACGTCGTCCCGGTGGACCCCGGGCCCGTTGCCGACCCCGGTGACCCGTACGCCCTCCCGTACACGAACCTCTGCGGCGTCGAGGAGGCCGCGGACGTCCTTGGTGGTCCAGCCGGTGCCGGGGTACTCCTCCAGCAGCTGGTCGCGGAGGCGGGTGAGGAGGACTCCGGTGCCGGTGCCAAGCTCGCGAACGATGTCGGCCATGTCCGCCGGGTCGGGGGCGGGTGCCTCGTCCTCGTCCTGCTCGTGCTCGGCGGTCTGCTGCTCGCTGCGGCCGGCCACCCATGCGGTGAGGCACCAGGCGGCGAGGAGGACCCAGAGGGCGCGGCGTTCGGCGAGGGCGACTCCCCCGACGATCCAGCAGACGACGGTGAGCGCGGCGAGGCGGGCGAGGCGTTCCTTGGCGGGGATGTCGTCCCAGAAGGCGTGGGCGGCACGGGCGGTGCCGTGGCCGATGCGGGTGACGTGCGGCGCGAGGTTCACTGGACCACTCCTGCGTACCAGCTCCCGGCCGCGTTGACGGCGGAAGCGAGGGGGACGGCGGCCATGCCCGCGATGCCCTGGGACAGGCCGAGGAGGATCCCGGCGAAGACTCCGAGGGCGGTCTGGAGCTTGGGGAGCTTCTTCGACCACAGGAAGCTGCCGATCATCACGGCCGCCCAGATTGCGTACATGGCGTATCCGCCGTCGGTGAGGACGACCGCCGTGGCTCGGGTGACGTCGGGGCTGTTTCCGCCGATGCCCCAGACGAGGTAGGCGTAGCCGATGCCGTCGCCGCCCCAGAGGCTGAGCCGGGTAATGAGGCCGAGGGCGCTGACGGGGCCGGCGGCGAGGACGGCGAGGATGCCGAAGCAGAGGGCGCCGAAGAAGGGCAGGAGCTGCTTCCAGTCGCGGCTGCTGCCGCCGTCGCCCTTCTTGCCGCCGCCTCCTCCCCCGCCCTTCTTCCACCAGCGGAGGAGGACGAGGACAACGATGATCGTGCCGAGGGTGATGCCGCCGAGGGAGACGGCGGGGTTGCCGAGGTTCATGGGGTCCTCAGTGGAGGATGGCCAGCCCGAGGGCGGCGATGCTGACGATGAGGGCGACGGTCCCGGTGATGCGGGGGATGTCGCGGGTGGCGAGGGCGGCGAGGATCGCGCCGGCGCCGAGGGTGGCGAGCGGGAAGAGCAGCCGGAGGGCAGTCACAGGAACCCGCCCTCCATGGGCCGCGGGTGCTCGTCCGGCTCGGCCTGCTTCTCGCGGCTGAGGACGGTGCGGACGTACGCGGGCGCGACGGTGATGCGGTTGATGCGCTTCACGCGGTCGACGACGTCGGCGGCCTTGAAGTCGGGGCCGAGGACGGCGGCAGCTTGCAGGATCGCCTGCGCCTTGGTGAGGGCGGGCGGGCCTCCGACCTGCGGCGCATCATCCGCATCATCGGGCGCATCATCCGCGTCATCCCGGTCGACGGTGACCTCGTCGGGCTGGCCGTGGAGGACGAGGGCGACCTGCACAGCGTCGACGATGACTCCGTAGGTGATGAGCATCGAGGCGAGTTCGGCGGGAGGCGCATCAGGGTGCGCATCATGCGCGACACGGATCGCGTCGGCCGGGTCCATCTCGGCGAACCGGCGCCGCAGGACCTCGGTGGCCGAGTGCCGGACCGGGGTGGCCGGGGCGGGCTCGGGCGGGGCCGGGGGGCCGTGCTCGATGTGGTGGACGGCGCGCGCCTTGACGGTGCGCCCGGCGAGCCGCGGGGCGAGGGCCCAGGCCCAGCCGCCGAACGCGGGGAGCCGGTAGGGCTGCTCGGTGCGCGCCGCACGGGCTTCGGCCCGGGGCCCGGCCCAGGACAGCTCGGAGAGGAGGAGCAGGCCGACGGTGGGGATCGCGAAGAGGAGGAACGCGGGGGTGCCGCCGTCGATCAGCTCGGCGTGGAACCGGTTGAGGTAGACGGACACCCCGGCCATGCCGACCGCGGTGAGGCGGGCCCCGAACGCGGACCGGCCGGCGGCGGACGCTTCGGAGGCGAGGTGAAGGCAGGCGTAGGCGATGCCGTCGAAGACGAGGAAAACGGCGACCGCGATGATCTCGGGGGCGTCGTAGTGGCGGGCGACGGCGTAGAGGGACCACCCGGTGGTGGCGAGCGCGGCCAGGGACACGAGGGTCAGGGCCAGGCGCCAGGCGCGGCGGCTCATCCGGTCCACCGCCCGAGCAGGATGACGGCGAGGATGATCGGGAAGGCGACCATGGCGAAGAGGTAGAGAGCCCTCATCGGGTCACCGCCACGCGGCCGGCGCGGACGCGGCGTAGGGCTTCGTCCGGGTTGGGGTCGCTGTCGCCGGGGTGGGGGTCTACGCGCACGTCGGTGCACGTGAAATGATCGGTCATGCCGACTCCTGGTTAGGTCAGGTGTTCGGTGAGGGGTCGGGCGGCGCGCGCGCTCCGCAGCTGTTCCACCAGCTGCGGGAGCTGTCGTCCGGCCCCGCTTCTATTCGGTTGTCGGGCCTTCCGGCCCGTACTTCTTGATCGCGTTGCTGGTCGCCGTGTAGCTCTTGCCGACTTCCTTCGCGACCGCGTAGACGGAGCCGAGCTCGTTGAGTCCTTCGACGAGTGCGGCGCCGCGCCGTTCGGCGGCTTCAAGCAGTTGGGCTTGGAGCTGTTCCACCAGCTCGTCTTCCCGTCTGAACCTGACCCGCCAGGGGTCGTTGTTCATGCAGCTGACGCTATCACAGGGGGGTGTGACAGTCCAGCGGTTCAGGCAGCGTTCTCGGTCTGCCACGCCCGGAGCTGCATCCACGTCGCGGGCGGCCAGGCCATCGAGCACCAGTCGCACCGGGCAACCTGCTCCCCGGGGGTCAGCCACAGGACTGCCCCGCAGATCGTGCCGCTGGTGTCGATGCTCTGGCAGTGGCCGATGCGCCGGCCGCGGGGCCTCGGGTCGGGGTCGACGACCGAGGAGGCGGACCGGTGCAGCTCGCCGATCTCGGTGGCGAGGTCGTGGGCGCCGGGCCAGAGGACGATCCACGGCATGTTGGCGAGGAGCCCCGCGACGGCCGTGTGCAGCCGCGTGAGCGTGTCTCCGGTGAGCCGTGGGCCCCGGAGGTGCCGGGCGTCGTGTACGGCGCTCAGCCAGCCGCTGACGGTGTCGAACTCGGCGCGGAGGTCGAGGATGTCGACGCGGAGCGGGAGCGGTGCGGGCCCGCCCTTGCTGCCGCGCCCCTGGCTGCTGGCCGACCCGGGGGCGAGGTGTCCAGCGAGCGCCTCGTACATGGTCGGCATCTGCCGGAGTCGGGCGGTCAACGTGGTGGTGCAGGGGATGCAGAGAGCACTGCCGGTGGGGTCGGGCGTCTCGCAGTGGGTGCAGGTGGTGTCCATCGGCGGTGCTCCTCGCGTGCGGGGGTTGGGCGGTTGGCGGGGTCAGGCGGTGGCTGCGCGCCCTGTGGCACGGGCGGCGCGGCAGCGGGGGTAGGGGCAGCCGTCGACCGGGGGCAGGTGGTGCTGCTCGCAGGTGTGGCGGCGGTCGGTGCACTGGGCGGCGACGAGGTGCCCGACGAGGGTGCGGAGGCGGTCTCCTTCGGCGGGGAGGAGGACGTTGTCGCAGGCGCGGTTGATGAGGTGGGTCAGCTCGTCGTCGGGCTGGGGCGGCGTGACGGGTGCCCAGCTGATGGGGCAGCGGTGTTCGGTGCTGGCTCCGCAGGGGCACTTCCAGCGGACGGTGGCGTCGGTCACGGTCGGGTCCTTTCGGGGTCAGGGTGGCCGCCTGTGGTGGGGCGGCCACACAGCAGACAGGCAGTCAGGCGTTCGGGTGGATCAGCCGGTGTAGCCAGGCGGCGTCCTCGGGGCCGACGTGCTGTCCGGCGGTGGGCTGGACGATGAGGTGGGTGGGCTTCCCGTCCATGTCGCGCTCGGGTCCGACGCGGACGCCCCAGGCGCAGCGGGTGGGCGCGCCGTGCCCGTCGAGGCAGAACATGCAGGGGAGGTCGGGGTCGATGTCCTGGGCGGGCCAGTCGAGCCAGACGATGGTGGTGTGCCCGCCGTGTCCGTGGATCGCCTCGGCGTCCTCGATGCGGTCCCAGTGGACGGTGGAGGCGCGGTTACCGCGCCAGCGAAGGGTGGCGGTGCCGTCGGGCCACAGGACTCCGTCGGCGACGCGGCCGGTGCCGGATGCGCCGGTGACGTCGTGATTGCGCTGGAGGTAGAAGCGACGGGGTGTGTCGGACAGGGGCGGGGTCATGCGGTGACTCCTCGGTGGCTGGGGTGGCCTGGCTGCTACAGGTCCGCAGGCATGGCCACATACGTGGTTCCGTCGTGCGGGTACGTGCAGGGCGGCATGGGTGCGGAGGACGTGACGTCGGACCACTCGCGGTTGATCGCGGCGTGCGGGTCGCAGTTGTGGACGTGGCCGGGCTGCCCGCGAAAGGTGAGCGCTGTGGTGGCCGCCTCCTGGCAGTCCTCCCAGCCGCAAAGCAGATCCGGGGTCGCTGTCTCGGGCCGCGTCTCGGTCTCGGGCATGGTCATCGTGTGGGCTCCTCTGTGGTGTCGATGTGCTGGTGTTCGCCTGACAGGCAGAGGACGCAGAACTTGGTGTGCAAGCCGAAGTGCTCGGTACGGCCAGCCGGGGGCCTCGGCACCTCCGGGTGAGGTGAGTAAGGGGTACGGTGCGCCGCGCGATCGTCGCGCCACCCTCGCCCGTCGTTGACCATCGGGAAGCCGCCCGGGATGGACGCGTCTGCTCTGCGCCAGTCGCCCGGGGATCCGGCGACGATCAGGACTTCGCCGCTTGCTGTGGACCGCCCGAACCACGGGGCGCTTTCGGTCGGGCTGCTCATCGCTTCACCCCGGTGACGGGACCCAGAACATCGCGACCACACTTGTCGCCGCTGGCGTGGCCCAAGGTGCAGATCCCGCCGTTGGGCAGATCCTCGAACGTGAGCGCGCTGAGACCAGCCCAACGTTCACCGTGGGTGCGACAGAACAGCATGTGGGGGTTGTTCGGATCGCGGTAGGCAACGACCGGCTGCTCCTCGGCGGCCTTGCCTTCGGTGGGGTGGTGTGCCCCGGCGGCAGCCTCACCGGCCAGACGGCGGAGGCGGTCGGCCTGCTCGGTCAGCTCGCGGGCGGCGAACGACTCCTCGCCGTAGTCGGAGCTGGACAACTCCTTCAGTACTGCGGCCCGCTGGTCGAGGGCCTCGGCGGCCTCGCGGAGCACGGCGGCCCGGTCGGCAGGCGCGGGCGGGGCGGCGGCGGCTCGGCGCAGCAGTTCGTCGAGCGCACCGGCCGTACCCGGGTAGCCCTTCGCGATGACGAAGTTCCGCAGGTGCTCGGTGGGCAGGTCCACCTCACAGGTAAGGCCGCAGTGCGTGTGGATGCCGACGGCGTGCTCGCGGTCAGTCTCCTCGCGGTCTTCGCGCTGCTCCCGCTCCTCGTCGGTCTCCTCGGCGGTGGTGTCCTCGCTCGTGGTGCCGAGGAGCTGCCGGGCCACCGCCAGGGCGGACGGGTCGAGCAGCGCGGCGAGAGGCGCCTCCGTGTCGCCCAACCGCTCGGCCGCCGACTCCAGCCAGGCGGCCAGGGCGAGGCCGACCCCGGGGTGCAGCAGGGCGATGTACGGCAGGTCGGCGCGCTCGGCCGGGTGATCCGTGTCGCTCCGGTCCGCGACGATCATGCCGTCAGAGCAGCGCACGACGTGCTCGTCGGTCACCGCCCACGGGGCGGGCGAGGCACGGTGCGCGCGGACGGCCTCCTCCCGCAGCTTCTCGGCGGCGGCGCGCAGCTGGTCGGCGGGGCGGTCAGGGGTGGTGGGCGAGGTGTCGGTCATCGAGTACCTCCAGGGAGTCGGTAGGTTGGGCGGACCGGCCGCCCCTGGCATCAACAGGGGCGGCCGGTACTGCGTGAGTCATGCGGCAGCGGGTCCGGAGCGGCAGGACCAGGGCGAGCAGCCGTCCGGGTCGCCTTCCTCCAGCTCGGCGTCGGCGATCTGGCCGAACACGTCGGTTTGCTGCTTGGCCCACTCGAACGGGGTGACCCGGTCGATGGGGGCCTGGTCGAGTGGGATGCGGGAGCGGTGCAGGTACGCCTCGCCCAGCAGGGGCTTGCCGTTGGCGTTGCCCCGGGCATTCCCGAGGCGGATCGCCGCGTCGAACTCCACGGCGTCAGCCCACTCCTCCGGGTGGTTGTCGCGCAGGGCCCGCCACTGGGCGTTGCCGTGGAACGGGCAGCCGATGCACGCCGACTTGGGGGTGGTGGCCCAGCCGTTGGCGTTGAGGTAGCGGGTGCAGTCGTCGCGGGTCCAACCCTCGCGGCCGTCGGCAGCCCCGGTCAGGTCGAGGAGCGGGAACGCGGACCGGAGGTACTGGATGCCGGAGTCCTTGGCCCGGCCGATCTCGTCGCGGCTGATCCCGATCCACTGCTCGGCATACAGGCCGCGCGGGACGGGGGTGGGGTGCGGGTAGCCGAGGAGCTGACGGACCTGCCGCTTGATCGGCTTCAGCTTGTACTCGGACGTGCACTGGCGCCGGGTCATCCCGTCGCCGCCGTCCTGGTTCTTGATGAACAGAGGCATCGAGGCGAACCGGTGCTCGGGGTTCAGGGCGTCCTCACGGATGTTCCCCACGGACACCCGGTGCAGCGGGATACCGGCCGGGACGAGGACTTCCCGCTCCAGGCGGTCGAGGTGGGCGTAGACGGCGGCGGGCTCCCAGCCGGTGTCAGCGAAGATCGCCGCGTCCAGTCTGGGCAGGTCCCCAGCAGCGGAGAGCAGGGCCACGGTCGTGGACTGCACCCCGGCTCCGAGGGACAGGACCCGCAAGGCGGGGCGGTCAGGGGTGGTGGGCATCAACGGCTCCAAGGTGGTCACGGGGCGGTGGTGGTGGTGAGTTGTGCGGCGGCCTGCTCGCCGAGGAACTGGGTGTACGCCGGCGGGATGGCTTCGCGGAGTCCGTCGCGGGTGGCCCACGGCATGCCCATGACGGTGCGGGCGCGGTCGGCGTCGGTGAAGTTCCCGACGACGTGCATGAACTCGCCGTCGCGTACGGGGCGGCCCATCTTGGCGAGGGGCGCGAGGTGCCGCGGGTGCAGGCGGGTGCCGAGCGGGAGGGACGACTCGAAGAGGCGGTGCCGGTAGGTCTTCAGCCCGAACATGGCCCCGCAGAGCAGCAGCGGGTCGTTGAGGGCCGCGCGGGCGCCTTCGACGTTCTCGATGATGTACGGCCGCCCCGTCGTGATCATGGCTTCGCGGGTGGGGGTGATGAGGTCGGGGTGGTCGTTGCCGCGGAGGCGTTGGGCGTTCGTCCACCGCCGGCAGGTGGGTGACCCGGCGATGAGGTCGAAGTCCGCCCCGTGGTCGCGGATGAACTGGACGGCGTCGCCCTGGTGGAACTCGAACGGGTAGCGGGGCTGGGGGTTGAGGTCGACGCCGACGACGTCGAACCCGGCGAGGTAGTAGCCCATGGACGCGCCGCCTTGGCAGCAGTAGGTGTCGAGGACGGTGAGCCCGTTCGGCTGTCTCGGCGGGAGGGCGGTCACGTCGTTGCTCCGGAGGTCGAGTTGCCCGGGGAGGACGGTGGGCGGGGGTTGGTCGAGTAGGGCGCGGGCCCGGGCCAGGGCGGCGGTCACGCGGCGGCCGTCCGCTCGCCGGCCGCGCGCTCCTCGGCCTCGGCGACGATCGCCGCGGTCCGCTTGTTGCCGCCTACCGACCCGGACCACCGGGCGTGCCCGGGGAGTTCGTGCATCCGCTCGTTCAGGTCGGGGTACCGGGCGACGAGCTTCCGCCGGCGGGCGTTCTCGGCGCGGGCCTCGCGGGAGGCGTCCTTGATGTGGCGGAGGAGGTCACCTTGCTGCCGCATGGCCCGGACGTCGTCGGTGGACAGCGACGGAGCGATCGCCCGGGACGGCATGGGCGGGCGCTGCCCGGTGCGTACGGCGTCGCGTTCGGCGCGGAGGGCCTGCTGGTAGCCCTCAATGTCGTCGGGGTCCAGGCCGGGGTGCTGGTTGGGTTCGAAGGTGCCGGTGTGCCGTCCCATGCGGTCGCGGACGACGGTGCGCCAGCGGTCGGCGATGTCGGACGGCTTGATCGGGAAGGGGCTGGCGGCGTAGTGCTGGCCGACGGCGTGCATCGCGAAGTCCGGGGGGACGTCGGCGAGGACGACGGCCCAGAGCGCGGCGAGCGCGGCGAGTTCCTTCTGGTCCTCGGGGAGGAGGCGGGGGTCGGCGTAGCTGACCTGCTTCAGCAGCTGTGGGATCTGGCTGGGGTTCACGAGTGTTCTCCTGCGGCGAGCTGGTCGGAGAGACGGTCGAGGAAGTCGCGGCTGGCCTGGCGGCGGGCGGCCTGCGGTGAGGGCAGGGGCGCTGGGGCCGGGCGCAGTGCGGGGAGGCGAGTCACACCGTCGGGTGCGGGCGCCGGGGCCGGCGGAAGGTCACGCCAGCCGGAGAGGAAGTAGCGGCCGTAGCTGATGCGCCGCTGGCTGCACTGTTCGACGGCCCAGCGGGCGAGGCGTTCGGTGCCGTGGCTTTTGATGAGCGCGTGGATGGACAGCCATTCGGGGGCGGTGAGGTTCCAGCGGATGGTGTCGTATCCGGCGAGGCTGATGGTGTCGACGAGGGGGCGGGCGAAGTCCGGGATGGTGGTTCCGGCGGCGGGGTCGGGCTCTCCTGCTTGCTTGCTTCCACTCCTGGTAGGAGTGGTCTGGTAGAGGGGCCCTGATTCCGGGCCCCAAGGGGCCTCGATTCCGGGCCCCCCCGGCCCTGATTCCGGGCCCCTAGCGTTTTCGCTACCGGCCCTGATTCCGGGCCCCTGCTCAGAGTTAGGGGCCTCGATTCCGGGCCCCTGCTCTACGGCTACCGGCCCTGATTCCGGGCCCCTAGCTCCAGGGGCGGGGCGGACGTAGCCCACCGCGAACGGCAGCTGGTACGTCGCTGCCCGGCTGCCGGCCTCGGCCTCGGCGATCACCAGCTCACCGGATTCGAGAGCCTTGTCGACGGCGTTCTGCACCACGGACCGGGAGGCGTTGAGCCGGGCCCGGAACTCCGTGGTGCCCATGCGGGCCTTGGCGTCGGGGCCGGGTGCCTTGTCGGCGACCGCGAGCAGCACGAGCCGGGCGTTGCCCTTGGCCTGGGAGTGGTTCCACACCCAGTGCATGGCGTCGATGGTCACGCGGTCCTTCTTCCGTACGGTGCGGTGGTGCGGGTGGTGGCCCGGGGCGCGGCGGCCCCGGGCCGGAGGGGGTCAGCGGTCGAGCGCGAGGCGGTAGATCCCGGCGACGTCCGCGAGGAGCGCGCACACCGAGCTGACGTACTCGTCGTCGGAGGAGCGGAGCGCGGCGTCGAACAGGGCCAGGCACGTCTCCGTGTCGCCGTTGGCGTAGGCGGTGAGGAACCGCATGGCGAACGCCTTCGGCGGGTCGTCCACGGTGGCCCCGGGCACCAGCTCCTGGAGGACGTACATGTCGCTGGTGCCGGGCTTGGGCGCCCGGTCGCCGTAGACCAGGCCAAGGGCGTGGGTTCCGGCGGACGCGATGGCGCAGCACACGCCGTACATCCGGTTGTCGTCCGACGCCTGCCCGATCGTCATCAGGGCGGTGGCGGCTTCGGAGGCGTTGCCGGCGACGGCGTGGGCGATGGCTTCGAAGACGAGGTCTCCGGTCTTTTCCTGGTCCATCAGGCGGTGCTCCGTTCGGTGGTGGTGGTCTTGTCGCGGGCGCGCCGCTTCTGCTCCTGGGTGCGCTTGTTGTGGGCCAGGCGGCACGCGTCGTCCGCCGTCTCGCCGCGCTTGACGTGCCGGTCGTACGCGGCCGGGGTCCCGCACGGGGCCAGCTGCCGCCCGGTCTTGCCCTGCGCAGCCCGGGTGTCCGGGTCGGCCGCCCACCGCTGCTTCGGGGTGAGACCGCCGCGGATCCCGTACCGCGAGGCCAGGCCCTGCCCGTGCTCCTCGTCGGCCGCTGCCTGGCGGCACAGCAGGAGCACCGGGCAGCCGACGCACGTATGGATGGCCTCGTGCATGGCCCGCCAGTTCCCCGGCTCGGGGAACCACATCTCGTCGTCGATGACGTCCCGGCACGCGGCTGCGGTCTTCCAGTTCTCGGCCGGGCCGAGGGTGTCGGGTGCGGCGTGGGACTTTGCCACCTTGAAGATCGTCGTGCTCATGACGCCACCTCCGTGCGGGGCTTGTCCTCGCGGCGGGTCTGCCAGTGGGCGCCGAGGTCGAGCGTGGGGTTGTCGAGGCCGCCGGCGTTGTCGTACGCGGCCTGGAGCCGTGCAGCGCGGCGCTCGGCGGCGGCCAGGTCGGCGGCCATATCCGCGACGGTCTGGTCGTGGTCGGCCTGTCGAACCTCGGCCAAGGCGACCTGCCTGGTGACCTCGTTGCGGGCGTTCTGCTCGGCGCGGCGAGCGTTGCGGGCGTCCTGTGCGTACGCGTCGGCGCGGCCGACGAGCCGGTTGTAGGTGGAGCGGCGGATGAACATCACGCCTCCTCGGGTGCGGCGGTGATCTGGGGGAGGTTCAGGTGGCCGAGGGCCCCGGTGCGCCACGCCTCGGCGATCCGGTCCCGGCCGTCCTTCGTCGGCCGCACCGAGTGGGTGGTCGACCGGGTCGCCCGGATCTCCACCCCCGGCACCGCGTCGACCACACCGGTCTCCCGGTCGGACACCTCGGCGGTTCCGGCGGCGGTCATCTCGGCGAGGAGCGCGGTGGTGTACGCGGGGCGGACCTCGGTGACGAGACGTGTGGTGACCTCGGACGGCGCGGCGGTGCGGACCCAGGCGAGGAACGCCTCGGGGTCGGTGATGACGGCGGCGGGCTTGCTGTCGGTGCGGCTGATGACGGCGACCTTCGTGCCGTCGGGGAGGGTGGCGTCGACCTTGCCGACCCCGCCCTCGGTGAGTGCGGTCTGCATCTCGGCCTTCACGGCCTTCAGCCGGTCCATGACCGTGTCGGCCAGGGTCTTCAGCGCCGCTTCCTCAAGCGCCAACTGCTTCATGTCCATGGGATGCTCCTTGGTGGGGCCGCCCGCCTATCCCGCGGGCGGCCCCGTTGTGCGGCGTGCGCGGGGTGGGTCAGTGGACGCGGAAGCCGCCGCGGTCCTTCGAGTGGGCGAGAAACGCGATCCACGACGGCCACCACTCGCAGCCGGATTCGACGTCGGCGCGGCGGGCGGCAGGGGCCTTCTCCCACGCCTCCAGCGCGGCCGCGCACTGGGCGGGGGTGACCAACCAGCCGTCGTTGGAGCCGAACTTGTAGGCAGGGACGCCGGTGACGGGCTGCGGCTCGTGGGCGAGGACAGCAGCCGACGCGGCGAGGTACCTGTGGTCGGCGTCCGACAGGTCGTCGTCGTCGGAGTCCGGCCAGTCGTCCAGCCCGAAGGCGCTCAGCTCCGGCCACTCGGGGGCGGCCTCGTCGGTCAGCATGCCGAGCACGTCCATCCAGTCGAGGCAAGTGGACATGCCCCTGATGTTCAGGCGGAAGTACGACTTCTCGACGGCGCGGAGGTTGTCGAAGGCCTCGCGGTGCGCCTGCTCGGCGGCCTTGCGCTCCGGTGTGCCCTCCTGAAGGGTCCAGGGGAAGGTGAGGTTCGAGCAGATTTCCTGAGCGGCCCGCACGGCGGCCTGCTCGGTGGCGTCGGCTTCCTTGACGGTGTACATGTCGTAGCCCATGAGGGGTCCTTTCGGCGAGGCCGCCCCGGGCCGGGGCGGCCGGTGCTGGGTCAGGCGGCGGGGCGGATCTGGGCGGTGAGGGCGCGGATCGCGGAGACGGGGGCGTCGGCGAGCGGCATGCCGAGGGCCTGCTCGGTGCCCTCCTCGAAGTTCTCCAGCCGGGCGGCCTCGGCGGCGGCGCGGAGTTCGGCGACGGCGTCGGCGTAGTCGTCCTCGGGGCTCAGCACCTCGGCATCGACGACCTCGTCCGTCGGGCCGGTGCGGTAGCCGTCATCGGCGGCAGCCGGTTCGAACGTGGGCTCGGCCAGCTCGTTGCCGCGCTGGATCAGAAACGCCCCCAGCTCCAGCAGCTCCCGGTCAGGCGACTTCACCGTCTCCCCGAGGAGACCAGCGGCGTGCGCCTCCCGGTACACCTTCTGAAGAGCGGCCTTGTCGGCGGCGTCGGCCGCCGTGGTTGCGAAGTCCTGTGCCTCCTGCGAGCGGCCGTTGACGGCCCGGGGAGCCTGCGGCTCCGGGGGCGTTGCCCACGGGTCGCCCTGGCCCGGCTCCACCTTCCGCAGGTGCCGCTCATCGGCCGACGGGTTGTCCGCCTGCGCCATCTCCTCGGCCGTGTACACCCCGGCCAGGTCGTGCGGGAACGCCTTCCGCAGCGCGAGCGCCTCGGCGCACTTCGCGATCTGGTTGGCGCCCATGTTGGCCCACATGCGCGTCGGGTTGTCGTTGCGGTCGGTCTGGACGTACTCGCGGTACAGGGCCACGGCGGAGAACCGCTGCCCGTTCCGGAGGACCGTGACCTTCGCGGCCGACGGCGCTGTGGCGGACAGCCACACGTCCCGCCACTGGCCATTCGAGTCGCACCACAGGGTGTCCTCGTAGCCGAAGGTGTGCCGCGTCTCGGCGATCACCCGGTGGGCGATGACCCGGTAGCCGTCGATGCCGGTCTGCGGGGTGAACACCTTCCGCTTCTGCCGGTTGTCCCACCGGCCGATGAGGTAGATCTGCCGGCTGAACGGGTCGAGCTGCGTGCGCTGGCAGAGGTGCAGGAAGCTGGCCAGCTCGGCGTTGGTGACGTCGTTGTCGATGCCGGTCTGGCGGAGGACGGCGGCCTGCTCGTCGGTCCAGCCGAGTTGGTCGGGGCTGATGGCCAGGGAGCCCCCGGCCTTGGCGATGTCGGTGGTGGTCACAGGACCCTCCCGAGGAGTACGTAGGCGATGGCGATGAGGGCCCAGAGGATGAGGCTGGCGGCGCATCCGTTGGCGCAGCCGCGTGCAGGGCCGGGGGTCACGCGATGCCCCCGGCGGTGGCGTACGCGGTGAGGATGGCGGCGAGTCCGGCGATGAGGGCGACGGCGATCAGGGCGCAGGACACCCCGGCCGGGCGGTCGCAGTCGAACGACGCGCGGTCGCCCAGCTCGCGCTGGTTGCGGCCGATGCCGCTGGGGTCGGGGCGGCGGTGCGGGCCGCCGAACGTGTCACCCATGGCGGGGCTCCTTGCGGTTGTGCAGGGTCTCTGCGGCGTCCTGCATGCGGACGGCCTTCGCCTTGTCGGCGTCCTCGGCAGCCCACTTCGTGCGCAGCTCGGCGAGAAGGCGGCGGGCCTCGGGCTCGCCCCCGGTGAGGGCGAAGCCGCTCGTCATCAGGTGGACGGCGAGGTCCTCGGCGGGCATGGTGTCGATCGGGAGGGTGCTCATGCCGCCCTCCGGTTGCGCTGCTTTGGGGCCTTGCGCAGGGACACCGACGGCACGTCCGGCGTGGTCGCCGCGTCCGTCTCGGCGGACACCTGCACACCCAGCCGGTACAGGCGGGCACCGATACGGCGGGCCTGCTGCCCCGTCATCCGCGCACGGGTCGCGAGGCGCTCGACGAGGTCGTCCTTGAGGTGCTCGAACTCCAGCCGGTCAGGGGGCTCCTCGCCCGCCAGCGGGGCGGCCAGGACCATGAACCGCTCGAAGAACTCGTCACCCGCCAGCAGCTCCAGCAGGTCGTGCACGTTGTTGTCGACCAGCGCGGCGACGTCCAGCGTCACCCAACCCGGGGTGGACTCGGCGTAGTAGCGGCCCGGAACCGGCTCACGGAAGGCACTCATGCCGCACCACCGAACGGGACCAGACGGCCCACCACCGCGCGCAGCTCGTCCTCGTGCGCCCACACCAGGCGCGGCGTCTTCGCCGGGTCGACCAGCTCCGGCACGAACCGGCGGCCACCATCCGGGTCCACCCCCGCCAGCCGCCACTTCTTCCCCAGCTCATCCACGAACAGCTGCGGGTCCGACGGTGTCGGGATCGGTACATCCACGTGCACCGTCCGCCGGTGACCGGCAGGCAGATCAGTGGGACGGATACTCTGTACGGACACGATGTCCTCGTCTCTCTCGGTGGTGAGGCGTCGTCGGGGTCTCCGGATGCGCGTCCGGCGGCCCCGCTTTCATGAGGTGGATCAGGCGGCAGCAGCGCGGGGTGCGCGACGGCTGCGCAGCGCCTCGGCCGGCCTGTGCTCGTGCTGCTCGCGGCGGTTCGACAGCCGGTCCTGCTCCATCTGCCGAGCCTCGAAGGCCAGCACCTCGTCACGCGGGAAGAGGATCTTGGCCCTGCCCGGCAGCGCCTTGGGGGCCTTGCCGCGGTGACGAGCGATGTACAGAGCGTTCTTGGACATGTGCCAGCGCTCGGCGAGCATCTCGACCGTGAAGTACGGCGGTTCGTCAGTGGTGGGGGGACTCGACATCGCTGCTACCTGCTCTCTCGACAGTGATTTCTGCGATGGCAGCCCGGACCTCGCGCTCCTTGCGCAGCTCTATGGCGATACGCCGGATGACGTTCGGGCTGGGGCTGACCTGGTCTCTTTCGATCCGGGACAGGTACGAGGGGGAGATTCCGACACGGCGGGCGAACTCCGTCAGGCCGATGCCTGACTCCTCGCGACTGCGCCGGATGTGGTGTCCTCGCGCCTTCACACTGGAAAGATTAGGAAAGAACAGCACCGAAAGCAAGCCTGTCGCCTGAAACAACAGGAAAGATTAGGAAAGTGCAGGTCACGGCTAGATCTCACCTGTCGCCACGAAGGCAACCCTTGGTAGGTTGTTTCCTGTCGTTGCTTTCTGTTGCATGCAGAGATGGACTGGAGCCAGACATGACCCGCGATCCCAAGCGGTGGTCCGTACTCGGCGCAGCCATCCGCGACGACAGGGACCGCCAAGGCCTGACACGAGAACAGCTCGCAGAGAAAGTGCGCTCCCTCGGAGGTCAGGTCACCGCCCGCAGCATCACCAGCCTCGAAGCCGGCACCGTCCCGAAGAAGCGCCCTAAGCCCCCCACTCTGGAGCCCACAGTTGCCGCGCTCGGCTGGGGGCAGGGATGGACCGACCGCATTCTGGCTGGCGAAGACCCCGCCAGCGTCATGCGCGCGCCGAGCCAGGAGAGTGGCATGGCCTCGCGTGCTGACCTGCTAGAACTCTTTCCGGCAGTGCGGAAATTCGGTCGCACCGCGCTGCTGCTCGGGGCGCCCGAGCGCCTGTGCCGGGACCTCCTTCACCTCGCCGACGAGGTGGTGGGCGCCGTGGAGCGCAGCCAGTACGACCTTGCCGCCTCACGGCCCCACGCGGCCGGCGAAGGCGTCCCTCTGGACGACGCAGCCCGTATCGACGAGGCAATGCGGGGAAGGTGACGCCGCGCCCCGCAGCAGGAGGTGCGGGGCCCGGCGTTTCTGACGGGGCCTCTGAAGCTGACGGGGCAACAGGGAAAACTTCCTGTTGTTTCCTTCCCTTGCATGAAGGTGTCAGGTAAATATGGACATCCGGTGCGCTTCCCACGAACCGATCACTCCGCTTGGGGGCGCGCATGTCCGGTTTCGCCACGCTCATCGACGTACCAATGGGGCTCCGCTACGCGCCCGCCACCATCCTCAACGACCTCGGCATCCGAGTCATCCGCACCTGGCTCCGAGACACCTGGGGCGCCTGGTCACGCGAGACCCGCACCATCGTCATCGCCAGCGGCCTCAGCTTCGTGCAGGAGCGCTGCGTCCTGGCACACGAACTGGAACACGTCTACGCCGACGACCGCGGATGCGAAGCAATCGCATCAACGGTTCGGCTGGAACGGCGCATTGACCGGGCAGCAGCAAGGAAACTGGTAGCCATCTCGGATCTCGCCGAGGTCGCCCAGTGGGCCCCCGACCTGCCGACTGCGGCAGCCGAACTCATGGTGACCGAGCGCATCCTGACGATCCGTGTCAACGACCTGCGAGGGGAGGGCTGGCCATGGCATCAGCAGGCTGGATCGAAGACCGCTGGCTGA